GTGGAAAAATAAAGAAAAGTAACATAAATATAACCACACCTACTGCACAGATTGCTGTTCAAGGAACAGACTTCACAACTAGTATTGATGAAATCGGAAGGTCACTGGTAATTTTACTTCCCGATAGATGGGGAGCTCCTTCAGGAAAAATTACAGTTAGTAATGCTGGTGGAATGGTTATACTGGATGAAGCATATCAAGCGACGATGGTTTCAACGTATGACGACTCACCAACGAAACCTGTAGTGGTTAATGGGATAACACCCAACCTAATTGACAATCTATTCATTGTCAGTCCCCCTGAAGAGGTAAATGAACAGGTTGCAGAAGAACAGAGTAAGAATGAGAACGATTCAAACAATGTTCTTGATGTAGATTTCTTAGAGTTTAACGACTTGGAAGATGACTACTTTGAGGATGATGAATTAGAATACACGGAACTCGACAGAGATTTACTTGATGTCGATTTTCTACAGGATTTATTAGATGTAGTGTTAGAGATTGACCGAAAGGTTGGTATCGATGCACAACGAAACACAGCCTTTGGAGTTGTCCGAATTGATGGAACACTTCCAGGCTTTGACAGAGACACCCAATACAATACTATTGTGGACAAGGGTGTAGGTCAGATATGGTTCTACAGGGAAGTTAATGGTATTATTTCCATTAAATTACCAATGTTTGCACAAGCAAGTATCAGAACCATAACAGACGAGAAGGAATCACTAATTAAAGTGGGTGATGGTTCGTCTATAAATATAACCATCACACAACAAAACTAGGAGATACTATATGAGTATTTGGAATAAATTCCGAGAATGGCATGAAGGACAAGTCTATGGATTTCAAAAAGCCTGCCGACTTGACGATTATGAGATGTTTATGATTGCATTTGGTGAAGGAATAGTTATGACATTATTATTTTTATGGTTGATATTTTAAAATGAAAAAGTTTTTATCATTCTTAGTTATGTTACCTTTGGTAGTCTTCGCAACTGATGACAACAAGGTTGATGTGAACACGACAGGGAGTCAGTCAAACGACTCCCTTGTCTTCAATGTAACTCAAACAGGTTACAACAACGACACCATCTTTACAATAGGTGGGTCATCAAATTCAATACTCATCAAGCAAGAAGGAAACAACAACGAGATTTCCTTTGTAGATTACTGGGGTTCGGGAGAAACTTGGGGTGGAGACCTCGATGGTAATTCTAATGCATTGCACTTCGAACAAAGTGGAACTGGTTCTAAGAACGATATAGGATTCCACATACAAGGAAATACCAATGCTGTTCGATGGGGTCAAGGAACAGTACTCTCAAATTCATCCGACACCACATTCGATTCTGCCTCATATGTTGCAGACGATGGTGGACACACACTAAATCTAGATATTCATGGAAGTGATAACGCACTCACAGGATATCAGAAATCCACAACAGGTGGAGACCACACTGCAACGGTATATTTTTACAGTGATGATAACATTGCATGGTTACGACAACAAGGTAGTGGTGATAAGAATCTCTATCTGAGAATGGACAACGATGGTAACGTAGTAAACAGTAATCAAAAAGGAAGTGGGTCTCATGCAACATCCATTACACTTGGTGGTTCATACGGAACTACACTTAACCTAATACAAGATGGGTCAACAAGTCAGATATACAACCTTACACAAAGCTGCGTCACAGCTGGTGGTTGTACAGTTTCAATGACACAAGAATAATGAACGACCACTTAAAAACAATAGACATGGGATATTTTAAACATCTATTTCATGCATGGACAATGGCATTTGCATTGTTAATACACGGAGTCTTTCCATCAGTATTAACTGATTATGCAAGTGATAAGATGTGTGACCACAATGACTGAAGAAAGAGAAAGAGTACTACAACTGGTAATTGATTACCGTAAGAAAAAACGACAACAGAAATGGAGTGCTATTTGGTCGGGAATCTTAGGAGTGTCTTTAATTCTAGTTGTTCTGTATATATTTTTCTTTGCCTGGCCAACAGTAGTTTAAAATGACCTAAATAGTAGTATGGCATATTCTAAAGAAGTAGTACAAAGATTTGAGGCGGTCTTAGCAGACCCTAAAAAACATTCAGTCGGTTCACTCGACAGAAAGAACCCCAAGGTTGCAACAGGACTCGCAGGAGCTCCTGCATGTGGTGATGTGATGCAACTTCAACTATTACTCGATGACAACGAAAAGATTATTGACGTTAAGTTTAAGACTTACGGATGTGGAAGTGCAATTGCATCTTCTTCATTGTTTGTAGACATGATGATGGGTAAGACGATTGCAGAAGCAAAACTAATCAAAGACAAAGACATTGCAGAAGTACTTCAACTTCCACCAATCAAATTACATTGTAGTGTACTAGCAGAAGACGCTATCAAACAAGCGATGGTAGACTATGAAACAAAACAGACAGATAACTATAGTCATCCAATCTTAGACCATTCCTTAATCGGTCATAATAATCCACCACCTCTATCAAAAGAAGATTTCATTGAGTAATGAACTACAGTAGATACATTAAAAGAAGATACGGATTTCGTGAGATATACTTAGGACGAACTATAGATATCTATGTATAGTTGGAAATCCGTTTTAGTAACTATTGTGTTACTATTTGGACTTAAAGTGTGGTCTCCATACATCGTAGAAAACATTCAGTGGTCATACTTTGACACACTCCACCAGTCTCAAGAAAAGGTGTTAGTAGATAACATCATATTAGTTGATATAGATGAAAAGAGTTTAGATGCATTCGGACAATACCCAATCAAACGTGGAATTTATCGTGACCTGTTACTTAACACTCATTTTAGTAATACCCACGTCTTTACTTTTCTCTTTAGTCAACCCGATAGAGACCCGACCCAAGACGAGATACTTGCAGAAGGTTTGGTCAATCGTTTAACCATTCTTGCAGCTGCACCAACAATTCAAAAAGATACTGGTTCTGCACCATTCGTAGGTAACTCTACATTTGGGGGTGGAAATCCTCAAGACCATTTGTGGAACTTCTCAGGGATTGCATCTCCAATCAGGATACTTCAGGACAATACATATGGTGTTGGGGTCACTGTTGCAACACCTAGTGTTACAGGAACACCTAACTTTGACGGGACAACAAGGTCTATACCCCTTTTAGTTACTGCAAACAATCAAGTATACCCGTCACTTGCACTAGAAACACTTCGTGCATTAAGAGACCAACCTTCGTATCAAACAAAAATTACTCCTGAACTTGGAGTGGAATGGGTCAGGATGGGTAGAGACAAACCTATCTCCACCACCCCGACCAGTGATGTAATGATATCCTACTGGAATGAGTTCCAAAGGATTAGTGCAGTAGACCTACAGGATTCTAATGTTGAAGGTAAGATTCTTGTATGGGGTCTAACTGCGGAGGGTCTGAATAATCCAGTTTCAACCCCAGTGGGTGTAATGTATCCTCACGAAGTGCAAGCACACCATATCCAAACCGTCTTGTCAGGAGTTCAAATACAGAAATCCTACTTTCTTGGATTAATTGGATTTGCTGTTCTTTTGTCAGTAATGATAATGATACTGGTGATGGTCTACAAGCTTCCCACAGCTCTTTCGGGGATAATGAGTCTATTACTCGTAGGATTTCAGGTGGGTGGGAGTTATTATATTTGGACTTCAGAGCTCGTTCTTTTCGATACTTTCTATTCATCGTTAGCCTCCTTGTTGGTTTTTGGTCATGCATCCTTTAACAAATACTATGTAACTTTCCAAGAAAAGCAACAAATAAAGAAGCAGTTCCAAAAGTATTTATCCCCCGATATGATTGAAGAACTACAAAAACACCCTGAAAAATTGAAACTTGGTGGAGATAGAAAGGAACTTTCATTCCTCTTCGCAGACATAGTAGGATTTACCCCCATAAGCGAGGCATACATGAAAAACGATGACCCCGAGGGATTGGTCTTACTCATCAACAGATTCCTAGATGGAATGTCAAAGATAGTTTTAAAGAATGGTGGTACGATTGATAAGTTCATGGGCGACTGTTTAATGGCATGGTGGGGTGCTCCTTTGGATTGTCCGAATCATGCTGAGATGGCAGTTAAATCTGCAATGGAAATAGAAATACTTACAGAACAGATGAATAGGGACATCAAGGAAGAAGGATTAGACCTTCCACCAGTAGTTATAGGTACTGGGATTAACACAGGTCAATGCATAGTGGGTAATATGGGTTCAGAAGATAGGTTTGACTATTCAGTAGTCGGAGATGCAGTTAACCTTGCAGCCAGACTTGAGGTTCAGACTCGAACCTTTGATACACCTATTCTACTATCGGAGTTCACTTACATGCAACTCGATGAGACTGCATGTTCATTGGTTGATGAGATAACAGTAAAGGGTAAAGAAATACCAGTCAAGGTCTATGCACCATTGTTTGATAACGGAAAACGAAAAGAAGTACGAAAACTTCATAAAACCCCTTGAAATTTTAGAAAAAGTCTATATAATAGTACTATGGTGTTATAAATACCATTGTGATGCCCATTAGGGGTCACTAACATAACTTGCTTAATAAAGGAGAAAACTATGACAAGCAGACAGCTCGGAGACTTCGATGTCTTCAATTTCGGGAAATCATTCCCATTCGCAATCGGGTTCGACAGAACTCTTCAACTATTAGAACGTGCCAATCAGTCACCGACTAATACAAACTATCCACCTTACAATATTGTAAAACACGATGCAGAGAACTTCAGTATCGAACTTGCATTAGCTGGATTTGATAAGAAAGACATCACAATCTCAAAAGAGAAAGAGGTTCTTAATATCGAAGGTAAACAGAAGGAAGGGGAAAACCTTGAGTATGTCCATAGAGGACTTGCATCTCGTTCATTCAAAAGAACATTCACACTTGCAGACGATATAATCGTTAAAGGTGCAGATATGAAGAATGGTATTTTGAGTGTATCTTTGGAAAGGATTGTACCCGAAGAAGATAAACCCCAAGAAATCAAAATTTCTTAAAAAACCCCTATTCAGACATGCTTCATTGTTGTATAATAGAAGCATGTCTGAACTCTATGAAATAATTAAACAAAGTGCAAATCACGATGGCTTACCTATTATTACAGGTAAACAGTTTGAAGACCTTACTGAAAAATATGGTCGGGAAGAATTCCGTGAACAAGTTGCAAAATACATTGAACAGGAAAGACCACCTTTCCCATTAAAACCCATTTCCTATGGTAAGATGAAAGATACTTTCATTAGACTTCTAGAGGACGATGTGTGGAGATTCGTAAAACCTAACGAACAGTTAGAACAGGAAGTCGTAGAAAAATACGATAATTACAAATACCCATACTCAGAATTTGGATTAGGAATGGTCAATGCACCCCCTTCATTTAATGATGCAAGTGATTACTTTATGCAAGACTTAAGATTGTCTTGTGATTCATATGGTCATAAAGCACCATTGAATGCATTCCGAGATTCAAATGCAAAACAATTGAAATCGGCTCTTGGTGCAATATGGAGAGGTGTCAATGACATTACTAAAGAAATATCTACAGACGTAGATGGTAATGAAGTTATAAAACTTGTCGGTGGTAAACTAGATGAAGATGCATATAGAACTGCATTCAGACTTGGTGCCTATATTGCAACACAGTTCAAACCAGTAGTTGCAAAATGTTTCTATGAAATGACTGATGCAAAAACTGTATTAGATACTTCATGTGGATGGGGAGATAGACTTTGTGGTTTCTATGCAAGTAAGAGAACAACTCATTACATAGGTACAGACCCAAATCCGAACACATTTGTAAACTATAAGAAACAATGTATATCTTATGAAACAATTCTTACAGGTAATGCACCAGTAATTACTGAATCAGAAAACTACTTTAAATCTGTTGGTTCAAAGATTGTTGAAATACATAGATGTGGTGCAGAAGATTTAGACTATGATTCACTACCACCAATTGACTGTGCATTCACTTCACCACCTTATTTCTCGACAGAGATATATAACAAGGGTGGAGAACACGAGGAAGACCAATCATGGTTCAAGTTCAATGAGTATGAGAAGTGGAGAGATGATTTCTTCCTTCCAGTAAGTCAGAAGACTTTTGATTCATTATCTGATACAGGTCATATGTTATTAAACATTATGAACCCAACAATTAAAGGTAAAACATACCCTTCATGTGATGAAGTGTGTGACTTACTAAGACCCCATTTTAAAGGTCAACTGGGAATGAGAATTATGCAAAGACCACAATCATCTACTAAGTTTCTAGACAAGTGGACAGACGTAAAAGGTGATAGTGATGACAATCAAGTGTCAGACAAGGAAGGTATTGATAGAACAGCTATGCAGGATTTCATGAAGAAGTATTACATGGAAAATGTTTGGTACTTTGCAAAAGAAGACAAAGACCTATTCTTAAAAGTAAGACAAGGACAACTAGATGAGTTTTTCGTATGACAGAATTATTTGAGAACAAAGTGTACAGAGTAGTTGAGAATCCTCATGATGAAAATGCAGGGATTGAGTTAACTGGTGGAGAATGGGACGGACTGGTTTATCAATATGGAAAGGTTCAATTCAAAGATGGTACACCCGAAATTAATTTCAAAAGAACCATAAGAAGATTCCCAAAAGGGATGGAGAACAGTGAAATCAACTTTGAAGAATTACTAAATAACAGTGAGTTAAATACATTAATGGGTGACATTCTAGTAGAAGTCATGCAAGAACAAATAAGGAAAGAGAATGAACAAAGAGATACTTAAAGAACAAATCAAACGTCACGAAGGTGAAGTACTAGAAGTCTATGCAGATTCACTAGGATACTTAACACTAGGTGTTGGACATCTTATCAAAGAAGGTGATGCAGAACACGGACAACCCGCTGGAACTCCAGTGAGTCAAGAAACTGTAGATGCATACTATGAAGATGACTTCGACAAACATGTCGATGAAGCAATTCATGTATTCGAATCAAAAGGTGGAGAGAATTTCTATGACCTTCCCGAAGACATTCAACACGTTCTAGTCAACATGACATTCAACTTAGGTGGAGGTCGTTTCGGTAAATTTAACAACATGTGGAAAGGTGTTGTATCTGCAGACTGGGAAAAGGTTGCAGTAGAAATGGAAGACTCTAAGTGGTTCGGACAAGTTGGTAGACGTTCAGTAGAACTACAAGAACAGGTACGAAACTGTGCCTAGTGAAATCAAAGCTGTAAAGTTACTTGGTGGGGAAGTTATCTTAGGAAAGGTTACTTCTTCTACTTTATCAAACTCTATTAGTATTGAAGAAGCTCAACTTTGTGTTGTCATGGTTGATGACGGAAAAATGGAAGTTAACCTTGCACCATGGTTACCATATGCAAGAGAATATAATTTTGTGATACCTAAATCTCAGATAATTACAACCTTTAAGGTTAGACCCAATCTAGAGACAAATTACAAGATTGCAACAGGAAATAAATAATGGCAGATATATTAGGTGCATTAGTAAAGAAATACGAAGGTGACATTGCAGTACACACTGCAAACATCTCAGTTTATCAATCAAACCCAGCAGGTATAGGAGAACATCCCGATGTTGTCTCTGCAGTAGATGAACTAGTTGGTCAACTTGCAGATGCACAAGACAAACTCAAATCAGTAAAAGAATTACAACATCCCTCAAGAAAAACACTTGTAGAATAAGACCAACTGTAGTATAATAACTACATGGATTTCTATACAAACGTATGTCGAACTAGAGACAAAATTCTAGTAAAAGGTTACCAAGGTAAGAAACAGGTGAAGTTATCTGTTGCTTATCGTCCTAACCACTTCGTAACCTCTAAGAAAAAGGATTCTCCTTATCGTTCTTTAGATGGTAAACCACTTGATGTTGTTAATCTTGACACCATGGGTGGTGCAAGAAAGTTCCGAGAACAATACAGTCAAGTAGATAACTTTGAGATTCACGGTTATGATAAGTATGTTTATACTTACATAGCTGATAAGTTTCAGGGTGAAATCAAATACGACCCAATGAAAATCAAGGTTGCAACACTTGACATCGAGTGTGAGTCGGAGAACGGATTCCCCGAACCTACACTTGCAGAAGAGAAAGTAAATGCAATCACCATCAAACCATTCAGACATATGGCACATACCTTTGGTATCGGCCCTTGGGATGCACCTGCAAATGTTCATTATTATGAATGTGTTGATGAAGCACAATTACTAACTGAGTTCATTAAGTACTGGAGAAAGGAATCTTTTGACATTGTTACAGGATGGAATGTTGATGCATTTGACATGACGTATCTTTGTAATCGTGTAGATAAACTATTCGGTGAAGGACACCATAAGAAGTTCTCACCTTGGAATATGTCTGATGTAAGAGACTACACAAATAACTATGGTCAAAAGGTCATGGTGTTTAATCTCTATGGTATCAATATTCTTGACTATATGGAACTGTACAAGAAACATACATTCGTAAACCAAGAATCATACTCACTTAATCACATTGCACATGTTGAATTAGATAAAGCAAAGATTGATTATTCACAATATGGTTCATTACATACCCTTTACAAAGAGAACTATCCACTATTCTTAGAATACAATGTCAAAGATGTGACACTTGTAGAAGACTTAGAAGATAAGATGGGGTTACTAGAACTCACATACTCAATGGCTTACAATGCAAAGTGTAACTTTGCAGATACCTTTGGTATGGTTAAGTACTGGGAAACAATCATCTACAACTTCCTCAAAGAACAGAACATACAAACACCACCTCAGAAGTTGGATAGAAGTAAACAACATTCTATTGTTGGTGCATATGTCAAAGAACCATTGGTAGGTAGACACAACTGGGTTATGTCATTTGACTTGAACTCACTCTATCCCCATATCATTATGCAACACAATATCTCACCCGAGAAAATGATTAAGGGTGGTCAGAGAATGGATGTCAATGTTCAGAAGATGTTGGATGGTGACGTAGACCTTTCATCACTCAAACAATCAAACAGAACTGTAACACCTAACGGAGTAATGTTCACAAGAGACAAACAAGGATTCCTTCCCGAACTCATGGAGACTTTCTATGAGGAAAGAAAACTGTGGAAGAAGAAGATGATTGAGTATCAGATTGAGAAAGAATCATGTGATGACCCAAAACGTAATAGGGAACTTGATACACTTATCAAACGTGCATATAACAATCAACAGGTTCGTAAGATTGCACTTAACTCTGCATATGGAGCTCTTGCAAATCAATACTTTGCATTCTTTGACCCTAACCTTGCAGAAGCAATTACTATGTCGGGTCAGTTGATTATTAAGACTGCAGAGAAATCTATCAACACATGGATGAATAAAGTCCTTTCAACAGAAGACAAAGACTATGTGATTGCAATGGATACCGATTCAGTCTACATCACTTTTGATGACCTAGTGTCAAAAGTGTTTCCCGAAGATACACCACGAGGAAAAATTTGTGACTTCTTAAATACTATTGCAATTGATAAAGTCGAAGGTGTTCTTGCAAAGGGATATGATGAACTTGCAGATTACACTAATGCATTCCAACAGAAGATGGAGATGGGTAGAGAGATTATTGCAGACCGTGGAATATGGACTGCAAAGAAAAGATACATCCTAAATGTCTTGGACAACGAGGGAGTTCGATATGCAAAACCTAAGTTGAAGATGATGGGTATTGAGACTGCAAAGTCCAGTACACCTCAGTGGGTCAGAAAGAAGCTTACAGAAGTGTTCGATGTAGTTATGAATGGAACAGAACAAGAACTTTGGGATTTCGTGGAATACACAAGAAAGGACTTCCGTAGACTTGCAGTTGAAGATATGTCGTCTCCAAGGGGTTGTAACAACCTCCACAATTACAGGGATGCATCTAGTATCTATGGAAAGGGTACACCAATCCATGTCAGAGGTGCATTACTTTACAACCATGAACTTAAAAAGAAGAATCTTGATAAGAGATATGAGGTCATTAAAAACAGTGATAAGATTCACTTCACATACTTGACTGTTCCAAATCCTATCAATGAGAATGTTATATCATTTGCAAATGTATTACCAAGAGAGTTCGACCTTCATAGATTTGTGGACTATGATATGCAATTCGACAAGTCATTCATCGAACCTCTTAGAAAAGTCATCGATTTAATAGGGTGGAATACTGAACAAGTTGCATCATTGGACTCCTTTTTCTCCTAAATAACCTTATGACTAAATCATTTAATCAAAGTGAATTCCATGTAACTGTGACCAAAGTAGTAGATGGTGATACTATTGATGTTGATATTGACCTTGGATTTTCAACAGTCCTTAAAAAACAAAGAGTTAGACTAATGGGGATTGATACGCCAGAGTCTAGAACAAGAGACCTAGTGGAGAAAATCTTTGGAAAAGCAGCTAAAGCAAATCTTAAGAAGTTACTTTCAGAAGGTGATGTTACACTCGTTAGCCATGACAAAGGAAAGTTCGGACGCATACTTGGAGAACTTTTTGTCACAAAACACGACAACGAAGGACACCCAGTGTTCGAAACAGAAACAAGAGTCTCAGTAAATCAACAAATGATTGACCAACACCATGCAGTACTGTACACTGGTGAGAACAAAGACACTACAGAAGCAAGACACTTAGAACATCGTAAACTCTTATTAGAAAACGGGACTGTCACCCAAGAACAGATAGACGAGGTTCTCTAATGATAATTTCCCTAATAGATTTATTCTATATTGGGATGATAATTATGATATTTTCCATGATGGCATATATGGAAGTTCAAATACATACCCTCAAGACCATGATGGAAGAACATGTCAAAGTTGACGAGAAAATGTGTCAGATTGCTGGAAGATTAATCAAAGAAAAAACCAAAACTCTCTAGACAACGACCCCCTTTTTATTGTATAATACAATAATGAGAAAACCAACTAAAGCTTGTACCTTACTACTAACTGCACTATTCCTTGCCTCTTGTGGAGGAGGGAGTTCAACTGCACCAATCGTAGAGACTACCTCTACACCACCACCTCCACCACCTAGTGGTTGCACATCCAATTGTGGTAA